TTTTTGTCTTGTTATATATAGTCAATATAATTTTTAAATCTTGTTAATAAAATTTGTAATTTTTTCTAAATGAGATGTAATAGCCTCTTCGTTAATATTGTTTTGATTTTTCTATGGTAGGTATTTCAAGTTGCATGAATTATGATTTTACTCCTGAATTTATGAGACAAGCTGTTAATACAGAAAAGCGTCGGTATTGCGTATAAAAGAATAGCAAGCAGAAATGAAGAAGAAAATATTAGAACTAAACTATGTTATAAATTAAATATTTATAATAATGATGCTGGTGTAAATCATCTACAATACACCAGCAGACCAATTTCCGTTCCTGGAAATATTGTTCCTACAAGAGTAATTCTCTTTGGTATGAGGATTGTCATCCTCATGTAATGATTTCGCGAAATTTTGGACACTATGATTTTCTCACAAATCTGCATTAAATGATTTACCGTATTTGTTGTCAAATGCATCTGGACATCTACCAGAAGTTTGTAAGCAATATTTATACTCATCTGTTGGTTTTGTATTACATATACTGATACATATGCTGATACACAGGATAAACATGTGTTCTAAATCTGCCTGGTCTGAAATGTCTACGACGTCGTGTTCTTTTCACTGCAGGATGAATTTTAAAAGGCTCTTCTTGAACTTCTTCTTGCATTTTATAATAGGATAAGTTTATTATACGTATTTTTATGATATATAAAGAATACAACTAAACCTGTAAATGAGACGTACAACTTCAAACACACAGCAAAGGACGATATCAGGAAGAACAGTTCGTAGAACGCCTTCAACATCCGGAATACAACGAATACCATTAACCAGGTCAGTACCTGTACGTACGAATAGTATGAAGGAATTGCCTTATAGGAGAGAAGATATTGAACCTGTAATAAATGATAATGATCATGATAGATATGTTCTAGAAACATTAAATAATATACTCGAGACGGTTAAAGAAGGAATAGAGAGTATAACAAATGAAAAATCAGACTTTATGACGTCATTTAAAAATATTAAAGATAATATAGACATTATAAGAACTCACACTCCACGTAAAGACCCTGAATATGAAGTAGAATCAAGAGATACATTAATTGAAATCAAAGATGAGTTGAAAGGATTACGTAAAGACCATGTCAATGCTTTTACGGATTTTAAAGAAAGTATGACTATGTCTGAATTAACTATACCTCTACATAGACGAAATTCATTCAATAAATCTTCTGCTACAGAAGTTGTTAATGCTATACGTGATTTGAAGACAGTTATAGGAACACCCAGAGATATTCTACAAGACACTCCTAGAGTAAATGAAGATAACAGTTCATCTATTAACAACATTGTTAGTAAATTAGACGATATTATTTCTATTAACAAGGAATCTAAAGAAGCTTATCATGCACGAAGGACGCAAGATGTTGCTTTATTGACTGATATTAAGGAAGCTTTAAGGAAAAAGACTAATATCTATGATTCTACTGAAAATTATGAGAAGAAATATCATGATATGAAGAATGTTCAGCAGACACAATTTTATAAATTTTCTAAGATTCTTGCAATGTATCACAACGCAATGCTTGCCTTATGTCGATCTGATAATCCTGAAGCGGAGGAAGAATTTAGAAAACTACAGGAATTAGTTGGATCTATAAATAGTGATAACGAACATATTTAGAAAATGATATTTACATACATACATACAATAATTATATAAATAATAAATGGAAGTTGTACCAGACAAACAAACCAAAAGTATCACTTTTTCTTCGATGAAGTGGGAAGGAGGATCTCATATTAAATTTGACGGTAAAATTTCTGATTCTGTGTTACAAGCAATTGAAGCCGGAATGTATAGTTTACAGATATTTATCGGAAGCCCTCAATCATACAATCGAAGTAATATATCAACAGATGACATAGAAGTAACTGCATATTTTCTTAATAAATTTCCGACTAATTTATTCATACATACACCTCTTGTATATAATCTAGCAGGTAAAAAAGACTCTTTAGCATGGGCTGGTAATATTAAACAGGATACTATAACGCAACGTGTTGTAAATGGTATTCAATATGAATTGTCTGTTCTATCTACCATACTTTCTGGCGTAGATGAAAAATCAAAACGTCACGCAGGTGTTGTTGTTCATCCTGGTAGTTACCCGGACAAGGAAAAGGGGTTAGAAGCAATTGGAAAGACTATAAATAAGATAGAATTTATTGGTGGTGCGAAGTTATTGTTGGAGAATGCTAGCGGAGGTGGTACGAAACTTGCTACTACTTTTGAGGAAATTCGTACTATTATTGATCATGTTGATCCAGAAAAGAGAGATAATATTGGCGTTTGTGTAGACACAGCACATATTTTCGGATTTGGAAGCTATGATTTGAGACTAGAAAGCGAGGTTGATAGATTGTTTCTTGAATTTGATAATATAATAGGAGCTGAAAGGTTTACACTTCTGCATTTAAATGACTCAAAGTGTTCTCTCGATAAAAGACATGACGCCCCATTTGGAAGCGGTAAAGATAAGCATCAGTTGCTTGGTCATGGATACATATGGAATGATAACTTTAATCCTTTGTTATATTTATTAAATAAGTGTAAAGAAAGAGATATACCTGTTGTACTTGAAACTGAACCATGTGACATGGTTACATTGACGAAATTGGGTGATAATAGGATTTAAACGTACAATCATAGATGTTAACCACCATTTATGAACAAAATACGAACAAAACAGTTATACGATGATAAAAAAAGAGAAAACGTTAAAATAAATAGATCAAGTTGTAGTATACATAAGATTTATGGCGTTGGTAAAAATGTAGACATAGAAATGAGATATTTTCTTATTGAGGGAATGATACTTCCTCTACAAGGTATAAAAAAGGTAACTACTGGATGTTATATCTTTAGGACAGTTGTTAAGTTTTATATAAGGATATATTACGGAGTTATTAAAAGATATACATTTAGTTTTAAATGTAAAAGTGAACGGGGTAATATTTTGTCACAGTTATTGAGATGTCTAAATTGCGATCATCGATAAATAAAACTGATTTATATGTATCATATGATACATATAAAAAACTAATGATAGAAGAGTATAATACAGATTTAAAACATATTCATAGAGTATTTGGAGATGGTAACTGTTTATTACGTGCGATTGCTTTACAGACAAACAAGACTCACGAATATCTTAGAGAAGAATTGTATCTTGAATATATTAACATGATAGAGTATTATTCTCCGTTTTTTATTAATATTAATTCTTATATAGAACAAATAAAAAATAATAGTGTTTGGTGTGGAGAAGAAGATATATCTGCTCTAGCTAACGTAGTTAACGCCGATATTGAATTATATATAAACACTACAACAGAGTCATATATGACGTATACATGCAGGGAAGTATCTGATAATGTTATAGGTATAATATATGTGAATGGTAATCATTATGATGCAGTATTGAGAAATCGATTGAAATGTGATAATATTTGTTGCAATGAGTATTCTGTTATGTCTTGCGATAAATGTCTACAAAATTTCTGTGAAAATTGCGAGAATGGACATTCTTGTAGTTGTATTACAATTAATAAAGCCGCAAAAATAATGTATGAAAGGATGAATATGGTTATAGAGTAAAATATAATACGTGTTATTTGCGTTATTCTCTTATGTTAAAGAATATCTAAATTCTCTTTGATATTTCTCATTACAGTTAAATCATGTCGATTATAACATCATTATTAAAAATGTTATTATTTTATATTTGTACAAGTATAAAATAATATTACAGAAAAAGGATTACTATCAAATCACAATACAGGAAATCCTAATGCACCTCCAGATATTCTAATGATGTTATTATCTATAGCAGTTACGATAAATTCATAACTTTGCGGGTGGTCAGTTCCTTGTCCCAGTACCCCTGCGGCAGTAGATCCTGTGTGTGCGCCTTCTGAAGCTTCAGGTACCATACTAACATTTGTAAGTTTTCCATAGTTAGTAGATCCCATAGGATCGCAGCACATGAAATCGAGGGAGTAAGAGTATTCGTGATAACCTGTCTCACATGGTATGGCAGGTGCATGGTACCAAGGGTTAACCAGTGAGAAGTAATCAGATCCCATTGTAGCTATACGTTGAGTGTTCTCGTATAGGATTGATGTCTGAAGAATTGGGTCTACCGCATGGTCAGGAGAGAAATCTAGAACTCCTTGAGTGTGTACTGGGGATGCAGCTGTGTAATTTGACCAACAGCCAGGGGTTGTTGTGTTTCTTACTGAGAAAAAGAGGACCTTAATCGCATGAGAGAAACGACAATCAAATGATGGGACCTTGTTTTGTGCCGGGTTAAATGTTTGACGAGGAGCTGTTTGAACTTGTTCAATAAGTATATCACGCGGAGCACAAGCCATTCTCTTACGTTCGTCATTCGATACAATAGCATAGTTAGCCCATACCTGTGTTGTACCAAGTACTGGAGCAACTGCGATGTCTTGGGGGATAGTAGGCGTAGTATGAGGATTTATTCCGTCTACTGCTTGAGAATTAGTGAGAACGAGAAGCTGATTCCATTCTCTGAAGGCACAACTGATTCTCATATCGTTGTAAGGTAATGCAGCTGTTGGAAGAGCAACACCGCTATCACGTGTGAAGAAGAATGGAAGAGGCAAGTTGAGAGTATTGGACTGAATTTTATGTTCAGGTCCTGGTGGAGAACCTGCAGTCATACCATCGAAGTTACCAATCATATTGTTATAACCTGTACGCTTTCCAGCCGGTACTGTGAACGCGGACCAGAAATCAAGATGGTAGTTATCAAACCTGGCAGCAACGAGGTCGTTAAATGTAATACAGCATTCACGAATCAAATTGTGCATGAAGTTACGGGTCCATCTGATACGTCCATTAGCTTGATATTGGTTGCCTGTTAATAATTCGACTTCTGGTGTTGTTACACGAAGCCATGTCTGAAGAAGATAATCTCCTGCACGTGAAATACTTACGGACCATTCCTGTCCGAAGGCCGGGTTACCGCTTGCACGGGACAATACAACGGGTACTTGTGTAAACCAAGTAGCCTTGCGTGTATCACGTACGAAATAAGCTGTAGAGTCTGGGCCACCATAAAGATATTTTTCAATCTCGTCAAAGGTGGCGAGGTCGATAAATCCAGAAGTAACATTTGAAGTAGATATAGTTGCCATTATTTTATATAATACAAGAAAAAAAAAATTGATAATAATGTACTGAAATAATAAAAATACTATAATCCATTGTATTTAAAGCAGTATTGTTATAACCTAAATGGGAGACCGTAAAAAACATTATAACGAGCCAGAAGACACTCAAGTTGATATTTTGGAACTGAATTCCAAAATACATATGATGTTTAATAAGGAAAAAGATAACATATCAGAGTATAAACAGCAGCTAATAGATTTAGAAAACGCTCGTAACTCAATTAATATCTCTACTCGCGCTATAATGAATCTTCGTAGTTGTATAGATAATTTACGTAAGAAGATATATAATATAGAAGAAGATATAGATGTACAATACTACACTTCTGAGAGTTTTCCTATTATTACTGAATACGATAATATTTTAAAGACTCCACTTAAAATGACGTTTATGGGCAAAAAACCTAAGAGCGGTAAAAGGAAAAAAGAGTTAATTAATAGATATATTGAAATAGCCAATAAGTATATCGATATAGTTGTACCGTCTAAGATAAAACAATTCAAGATGATATGTCCACATTGTAATAATAAAAAAGATTTTGAGACTGAAGATAATATCTATACATGCGTAAATTGTGGATGCGAACAAGAGGATATAACCCATACCGCATCTTATAAAGATATTGATAGAGTTAATATATCAGCTAAATATACATATGATAGAACTATACATTTCAGGGATGCGATAAACCAATATCAAGCTAAACAAAATTGCACTATAGATCAAAAAATATACGATGATCTAGAGGAAGAATTTGAATCGCATCATTTACTTATTGGAGATACTACTACACCAACCAAAAAACGATTTTCAAATATCAAAAAATATCATATATATGAATTTCTTAAAGAATTGGGAAGAAGTAAACATACGTCATCCGAAAAACAATTTTATACTAAGCATTACGAAAACGTAAATCTTATATTTTACAAATTCACTGGGAAACAACCTGATGATATTTCTTATCTTGAAGACAGTCTTATGAATGATTTCTCGCATCTAATAGAAGTATATGATAAAGTTTATAAAGACGATGATAAAACTGACCGTAAAAACTTCCTAAACACCCAACATATACTTTATCAGTTGTTGAAGAATAGAAAACATAAATGTAACAAAGAAGATTTCAATATGTTGAAAACGGGAGATCGTAAAAGTTTTCACGATGATGTATGTGAAAGTCTTTTCTCCTTGCATTTAGGATGGAATTACGAACCTTTCTTGTAAAGTCTTTCACATACTAACTACTTATAAGCGATAAAATACTAGAGAGATGATTATCATTTATGTCATATAATAAATGATAATCTAAAGTATATTCTTTGTTATATTATAAAGATATGTCTGACTCAGAAAGCGACAGTGATATCGATATCACTGTAACGTTTCATAGTTACGAAACAATTACACCACGTCTTAATATAGAATATGAATTTCGACCTATACTACAGTCATCCACTAACATATTTTTACCATTAGATATGTTCAACTTGTTGTCTAATCAAACTATAGAAAGACGTATTATAGATATAGCAATTCAAGAAAGTATCGAAGATTACGAAACAAACGAACGAAAATTCGACCAAATAATTGATATTGACTGTTTTAAGTATAATCCTGAAAAACACGATATTGGAGAAGATAAATGTTGTTCTATATGTCAAAACGAGTATACCAGCGGTGAGTATCTTTCAATATTAAGTTGTGATCATATATTTCATACTAAATGCGTTGAAGAATGGGGATTATATAAAGCCGAATGTCCATTATGTCGTACTACTATACCTGTAATTGAAAAGATAGAATAATGTATAAAATATTGTGATTTATAAAATGGCGTGTATGTTTGAGTCTAGGTGTTTATCCAAAGATATATACGAAGATAAGGTAAACGCATGTAAAAAACAGTTTGCGGGCGATTTCAATATTGAAGAGTTAGACAAATGTATAGGATTATCTCCCAATTGTAAAAACTGTATTGATTACAGTATTTCTTCAAATACAGATATCCATTCAAAATGTTGTCGTGATGATACACACCCACTAGTTGAAGACTTTTTTGAAAAAAATATGAATTGGGTTATTCCCGTTATAGTCATAACCGGACTTATATTGTTAGCATTGATAATACTTCTAGTAATATCTATATTGTAAAATTTATTTGTTATTAACACAATTAATAACAAATACTCAATAGTATACAATATCGGGTAAATCATATTGTAAAGTTAATTAAAAGACTAATATATTTTTGTAATTAAATGTACACCCAACTAATATCATTATGGTCATATTATGGATTTGAAATAGCAGTTGTTGCTTCAATCCTATTCATAGGAGTATGCGCCCTATATTATTATTTCAATAGAGATAAAGGTACGTGGAATAGTAATGTCGATATGAACGACATGAGTGATTTAAAACCTACAAGACCTAGACGTGGTCCTCCGAAAGAAAGTAAAGGGGAAATAGAGTGTAAACGTGTTCTTGAAAAAATATTTAAAAGACCTTTTGATAAAGAGAGACCATCTTTTCTACATAATCCTGTTACAGGTGGAGGACATAACTTAGAATTAGATTGTTTTAATTCTAAACTAAGGTTAGGTGTGGAATATCAAGGATGTCAACATTATAAATATGTTCCTTTCTTTCATAAGAACAAAGAAGCGTTTCAGAATCAAAAGTATCGTGATGAGATGAAGAGAGTTAAGTGTAGAGAAAATGGTATTATATTAATAGAAGTTCCTTATACAATAGATTTACATGAAATTGAAGAGTATCTGACAAATATGATACGAAAAAACGGATTCAAAATCTAATGATATCGTCGAGATATAGTACAATTGAAAAATATCATTATTCATTTTTCAATTTCTTTAGGAGAATATCATGATCATGATTTTTTTGATATATATATGACGATTCTTCGTTTTTAGATATTGCAATATTAAATGATGCTTCTGTTGTACGATATATCCTTGGTGTTTCAGTCGGATCATATAGTGCTAATTCATTTATGCTAGGTATGTGTATATTATCGTCTTTATCCTCGTCTTTACTAATATTAAACTCTGTTTCTTCTTGAGAACCTATTATAATATTTTTAACATTGTAAGACGTATTAGCATTGAAATCATTGCATGCTAACATACAATGCATGCATATATAGAGTGTTTGGGATGAATCTTCGAAATATGAAGGTTCGTCATTATTCCATATCATAGTCTTTATTTATTATAGTATGACTTTTCTTGAATATAAGATAAATGACACAAACACAAGAAATTGATACACTAAGAGAAGATCAATTATTGCCTTTTTGTATATATTACTACGAAGATAAACATACAGGAACTATATACTGTCATATTGGAGCTGCAGAATTACATATAGACGAAGGCGATAAAAATCCAAAATATAAGTGTTTCCACAAATCATTGATAGATAATGGATGGTATTCATATGGTATATTTTATAGTCTTGATCCTCAATTCAGGCCCGTGCCAAATGGAATGATTCTTATGTGCGCTAGATGGACGAGAGGATTTCCATGGCAAACTTTTGAGGTTGTAAATGCACGTGATCCGTTTAATTTACAACAAGATTTATATTCTGATTGTTTGTATTTTTATGCATACAATTCTCCAAGTGAAAATACTGTACCCTTGTATTTTTTCAAAACTAGTTTTTATTTAAATAAAACTGATGTGCTTTTACCAACATTTGAAGGTAATACAGATAATCTTCCTCAACCTGGAAAGGATAATGACAGTATAATTGATTGGAAACCTGCACCTATTCCGGTGGTGTATGTTATACGTCCCGAAAATATTTCACATGATTGTACTTCGTGTTTACAGGATATAGAATATCAACGGTTTAGTAATATTAATAATACATGTGTTCCAAATCCAGACGGTGATTATAAAACTATTGGAAATTGTATAATTTCGGTGGATAGTAAACCACAAAGATTAAATCTACTTGATTCCGTAAAGCAAGACTCTGAAACTACTACGGATGTATCTAATTTCTTCAAATCGTTTCCTTTGTATGGTATAAGTATTATTATGTGTCTATTTGTTTTATCCCTAATAATTACTATTACAGTTATGTGAAAAAGTAATTTTAACTAATTTACTTTTTCACATAACTTTATAAGAATATTGTTATTTTTTTTTAGTATGACGTTGCGCCTTCTTTACAAATCTAGGGGTATCTATTAAAGGTGGGAGGGATTTGATTTCTTTTGAAACATCAGAGACATCAGAGTCATCAGAGTCATCAGAGTCATCAGAGTCATCAGAGTCATCAGAGTCATCAGAGTCATCTGCCTGTTCTGTATCTGTTTCATCGTTGTATTCAGCGTCAGAATTTTCGTCTTCTTCATCGATATATTTTTCTATCTGTCCATAACTAAGATCTTTATTGATTCTTTGAATATTATTGTCATTTCTCTTTTCTTTTCTCTTTTTGGTGACTTCTTCATTTACATTTCTTAGTCCAAGATCTATTGTTTGAAGTTTTCCATCAAACTTTCTATGGGACATATGAGAATTCAAATCCAATTTTGTCATTTCTTTAGCAGTTTTTTCGCATATAAGGTAATCAGTATCTAAGTCAAAAGCACTCTCCATATTATCTTCGTCCTCGCAGTGCCAATCAACTTGATCTAACTGATCTCGAAAATGTTTAAGATTATCTTCGTTACCCTGACAACGAATGAAAGTTAACCAACTTTCATGTTCTTCAATATTGGTTTCTTGTAAAGTTGCGTATGTGTATTCGGACATTTATACATATATGTAAGTTGTTTAAATATTATTAAAATCATCATTTTTCACTATTACAACAATCATCATTACCATCATCGTCGTCTTTATCACTCATATCATTACCATTATCACTTAAGTCGTCTTTATCACTCATATCATTACCATTATCACTTAAGTCGTTTTCTTCCTTACAAACACCTAAATCGCTTTCACTTTCACTATCGATGTCATCCAAATTACTATCTTGATCTGAAATAGATAATATTTCTATTTCTTGTTGATCTATAATTGTAGGATCCTGTATGTTTTTACATCTACACACAAATGATATATCGTCTGATATAATCTTAACTCTACCGCTATGTATAGCTGCTAATCCTATTGTGTATAACACGTCTGTTATATATTGTTCAATAAAATATTGCATAATAGTGAACACTTCCTTGCTTATCTTCATTTCATAATTATATTTATTTACCGTACTCCTAATCATACGCGCAAATGGTTGTTTTGCAAATAACGGAGTAGTTGATTTTTGATACTTCCTAATTTCACGAAGTGCAACTGTTCCTGGTTTAAAACGATGTTTTTTAAGCGATCTATCTTTTTCAGAAGTAATACAAATCTTCTTTTTCTTTTTACTTTTTTTATTGAATAACAATGGATGTATATACGGAACAACTCCTCCTCCTAGGAATGATAGATTTAGACTAATAAATAACAAGTTTATTTCTGAATCAGTCTGTACAGCTAGTTCTAAATCTCTTATACTAATTCTTTTTCTCTTATATTCTATAGCAATGTTACACGCGAGATCTAATATTTCACGACAAATATACTCCATAACAGCAGCTAAATATATAGGAGAGTCTCCAGTTATCATTATATTTGACATTTCAAAATCTCGTAAAAATTTTTCAGTTATAGATGGAGGGAATATGATACCTGATTTATTTTGACGTGATGTATTTTTACAATTATTATCGTTAAAGCTTTTTATGGCTGTATCTCCATGTAGTATTGAGTTTTCAGCTAGTTCTCCATTCATAGTAATTCTAATAGCATTACGAACTTCTTTCACAGACAAAGTTTTTTTCTTTGACATTTTAGTTAATCTTATGACTTGACTAGAAATCCTTTCACATATTAGACAAAGAATGCTATTTAATTGTTGTTTTGCGTTAGATTTAATACCATTTTCACACGATACTTGTCTGAGTACCTTGGAAATATATGTATCAAAAAAATGCATTTTTTTCCGATGTCTCGTTTGCTTTAAGTGAGTATGACTGTCCATAATGTTTACTGAGGATAGTCACCCTTTTAAATAGATATCTACTTAAGGAGTGTGTATCATTATTTTAAAAATGACTATAGAAGTTGACGGAGTAACTAAACCAGCAATGATACGTCTTGCAAGACGGGCTGGTATTAAAAGTGTTGCAGACGAATGTTTCCCGTTTATTCGTAAAATTATACATGACAAAGCTGATGATATTATTCGTACATCTATTTTTATTAATTCTGAACATCAAACTAAAACATTAATGACGGAAGATATATACGAGTCATTAAGAATATCAGGTCATAATGTTGCAAAATCAGACGATTTTAATGGTTCAAAATAAGAAATTTAATTGAGCGTCAATCAATTAAATCTACAAACCCAAACACCGTATACTACTCCAAACACCGTATACTACTCCAAACACCATATACTACTCCAAACACCATATACTACTTTTTTTTGATAGCGAAACATAAAACGTATACCGTAAACTTTCCATGAAACATGTAGTTGGCTTGTCACGAATCAGTTATATACTTTATAATATTGTATATACTTTTAAATATTGATTAAAATCTTTCTATAACCTTGGAGGTTATAGAAAAGTACAAGCCTACGGGAACGCTGTAAAATGAACGTCATTAGTAGCCATATCCTGATAAGCAGTTTTTTGTGCAGAAATATTAAGATCATCTTTGATATCAGCACCTCCTAATGTAGAATCGTAAGTTCCAGATGAATTATGCTGAAGTTGATAAAGTTCGTTAGCTGTATCATTATTTAAACCACCCATTACACTCATTGCACCGCTATTGAGGTCGATATGAGGCTGTACTGACACGTTAAACCAACGTGATCCGGAGACTGGAGCGATTGGTAAATCTCCTCTCAGGTAACATCCTAGAGATTGTAATCTGCTCTTTTGGTTAGCATACATCATTCTATTATAAACAATTGGATTTTCGTCTACTGTTCCGTCAATATTCAATGTAGCCATATCTGGAACAGGAAGATCAGATACTACTTGCGAACCAACTGGAACAGAATCCCTTACGGCTTGATACGAGTTAGGAGATGGAACTGTTTTTGATTGAGAGTTCATTTCAACATTTTGTGTAGAGCATCTAGAGGTACTGAAATTTTCTTTCACCATATTGCCAAAAGTCAATGGGTTCGGCGGTACAGCCTGATTTTCAATGCTGGGCATTTTGTACTGGAGACGAGGCCCGAAGTTGTTATATGAATTTGCTCTGGGTTCTAATGAATTCTGAAATGTTCCAGGAATCATGAACATTGGAGATGATCCCAAATTATTTTGTGAAGGAAATCCCATTTTTTTGTTAAGTGTGGCTCCATTTTGCAATGCAGTATCTTTACAAGTTGCCATAGGCTTGACGGTCCTAGGAACGTTAACGAAATTTTCTAAAACGCTATCACTGTTACCAAAGTCTGAATACCATACTGCCATAATAGCGATAGTGAGTCCAATCAATGTTGCTAAAAACTTATTATTAAACATGATTTATTATAGTACTAGAAAGTTTTTTTTGATGTTTTTAGTAAATTAATCATAATTTACTATTGATATATAGTTTTTTCACCCGTGACATATTCACCGAGACATATCAATAGGATTATTATAATAACTACAATTGATGTTAAAGCCAGTAATGCAAATATTAATGGAACTATATTATTAGGCCATTTACAACTACCGTCTTGGATTATACCTTTTCTACATGATTTAGAGTTGCTGTCCCATATTATACAACAGTGTTCTTCCTCTCCATTACACGAATCGGTTGACTCGTGTGTACAGTCTTGTATGCTTTTATAATCATTTAATATATTAACCTTGTAAGTAAGTCCTGAAATAACAAAAGTAACAATACATATACATATGAATATAATTAACAATATATATTTTGTTCTCATTTATTTTTAGTTTGAGATAATATTTTGTTACAAAGTTGATGATATAATATAATACAAGTATAATTAATGTTACCAATATCCCGTAAATTTGTTGAAAATACATCACGGGATGTTTGTACTAAAGTTTTTACATTCGCTATATTTGTTTTCATATTTACTGTATTGATGTTTATTATGTCTCTGAACATATCTACATAATATACTTTGTCTTTTTCTGATAATTTAAATCTTCCCGACGATGATATAACTAGATCTATAATTGTTTTATACTCACTTAAGTCTTGTTCAGGTGATTTAATATCATTTAGTTGGGTAAGTATTTCATCTGGTAATAAGAATGTTTCTGAGTTGTACTTTGCTGTATGTAATTTTTTATAACTGTCAACATCAATGTAAAAAGATACTTGTTGATCTCGTATGCTTTTAATTTTAGAAGTATACACATGTGAAATGTAAGACATACACGAATCAAAAAGATCTTTATAATATTTTTTATCTATATTATTCTGATTCAAAAACTCTTCCATAATACAGTATAGTGAACGAAGACGTGAATCAAAAAGCTGCGACACGTAATACAGAAAGAATAAGTTATCTGGTTGAGGTATTTTACATTTTTTAAGTCTAATAAAGACATTAGAGTAGGATTTCAATCTATCACTTATGTTTTTAGATAAAACGAAATCAAATATTTGTCTTGAGTTTCCTATATCCATTGTGTATTTGATTTCCGACTTTTTTTGTACCGGGAACTGTGATAGAGTCAATATAAAATCTACTAACTGAATCGGAGTGATATCCTCTAATTCATGTTTATCTGATGTTGTTATTACAGAGAATTTTTTAGCATTACGTATAAAATTTAATATGTCTTTTACTGTATAGAAAGTTTTAGGATAAAAAGTTGTTAGGGATATAAAGTTCATTAGTTTAAACAATTTTGTCATATCGTTATTATTGATATTACGACTATTGATAATCTCGTATACCGATGAAAATAAAATACTTAATATATCCTGTACGGTACTCATTTTATACATATTAATCATTCCATAATGAATATCATTATATATAACATGAGATTTACCATAGTCTATAATAACAGGTATTACGTTTGTTGTAACTCTTACAATATTATTATGAGATATAATATAATCGAAAGTCGTAGGAGTGCTTATACGATGTATAATAATATTCCAAGGCATTGTATCCCAATGGACGAATCCGCATATATTCTGTGCTACCTGTAAAGATAGAGATATTTGAAGTAGAATGAATAGATATTCATCCATATCAAAATCGTTGCATTTTAAGTATTCGAATAGGGTAATTCCTTTAATTTGTTCTACTACGACATTGACATTATTTTCAGTTTCATAAGACCCGAGTATATAAACGAAATTTGGAATATGTTGTAATACATTATTTATACAATTTACCCCTATAAATGTTTCGTGAATATTCTCTTTGTCATTACAATATACTATGTCTGAATTATTTTTTGTCTGTTTTATTATTATAGGATATTCAGCTATAGTACCATTAAATATCTCACAATGAGAAGATTCAAATATCTTATTAGTTACATTGAGATGAGATAATACATTTTCTGGGTCATTGTATTTAATCATGTTAAATATCCATTCTAAGCCTTTTAATAGACTGTATGATCTTTTTTGGGGAGGGACAATACAAATATCTTTAAGTGTTTTGGATGTGCTAGGATATCTTATTATTCTGTTTTCAATGCGTTCTCTTTCTAATTGAAATTCTAGGGGTGTTTTGTAATTGTACATATATATTCCTGTATGAGTTTTCGTATTTATTAATAATTTTTGTAGATAATCAAATATTCCGTTTTTACATATATATTTTTTATAGAAGTTCAATGCGTTAATAGCTATTTGTTGACATTTACCATCATTATCTCTGCACCATCGTATTTTTTCGACTAGGTCTGACAAATCTCTTTTTATTGGAATATAATGTTGATATGGTTTAAGCATCTTCATATACCATATATAATAATTTGATTGAACAAGAAGTATTACAGAACCAAAAGAAAGTTCGTTAGAAAGCCTATATGCTGTAACATGACCGTCAATATTAATAATATATTTATACCCTGCTTGTTGTTGTGGTGTCAATCTTTGAACGAGCGGAGGTTGTTTATTAATATCTATTGTCTGTAGATATTTCAGTCCTTGTAACTTTCGAGGTCTTATATTCCAATTAGTTATTCCTGCGTCGATTAGAGGGTAACCTTCTTCTGCGATAGTACTTATAGAAAGATATGATACTTTTAATCTCGGATTTGTAGCCTGTGTTACACCGCAACCTGTACTTCCTCCTCTGAAAACTGCAGTAGGAGTTTTTTCATTCCATGGAATATGTGTGACTATTAAAGATTTACAACTTTTTGGGAAATATTTGGACTGGTTTACTTGTTGCCAGTCGAACCATGTTGGCATGGGTATATCTGCAAATTTATCTGTTGTAGCCCCTCCAAAAATTGGCGAATATTTATCATACGCATGTGATATAAGAGGTAAACTATCTGAATCAAATATATGATTATATGGTTCTGTTCTATCTTTCTTCAAAATAGGAAAGTCTCTACGATTAACAAAGAATTCAATATCTGGTACTATTCTATTATCGCATAACTCTTTCAACATATCTCTAATATTCATTGTACCCGAATCTCCTTCCAATAAAGGGTATTCATAGCGAAGTATACAGTTATTACAATTCCACGACTGTTTAAATCTATTGACTGTACCTGTAGTGAATTTAGTTTTACCAGCTAAAGATTTTATAAATTTTTCCATACTTCCATATTTAGGATCAAACTGAATGCGTTCACCCCATTCATTAGTAAAATTTGATTTACTAAATGGTAAGAACACTTTTAGCTTATTATCTTGTATCTTTACGAATATTCCTTTCTTAAATTTATTGAAGATGTAACTAAAAGTATGTTGTACGGATGTAGCTGGAAGGTTAGAATACCCCTCCCATTCCACATTCGTATGTACATTTTGAAATAAATTAGACTGAACATCAATGGAAGGTGAACAAATTTTACCATTTGTTGCATTACGATATTTTTCGAATTGTTGAGCGTCTCCTGCAGTAAAATGGGTTTGTGTAAATTCTCTGTACCTAGGATTAGTTTGAGGTCTGTTTCTGAGCGATTTTTTACATTCTTCTTCGTTATCAAAATAATCTGGTATTTTTTGAAACTTCTCTGTTGATGTCATATAAATTTATAGTATGTGTTGATATTATAAATCATTTTACTTCATACGTATTTGTCTCTACCGTAACTTGTATATTGTTGTTAAATATTTACTTCCTTCCTCTTTTTCTTCATTTTTTTCCTATATTTATCTACCGGTTCTAAAACAATTTTAGATTCGGTAATTTCTTCCCCTTTCATTGCTTTTATAATTTCTTTCATAACTTCTGGAGCGTTATTTATACCGTATTGGTTTAATATGGTCACCCCGTCGTTTATTTTATCTTTCTGTTTACGTCCTGTACGTAATTTAATCTTATTTTCGCGATATATAGCTATACCATCGCATTTAACTCCTGGCTGGTTTGTTTTTACGAGATAGTCTTGTATATATGTCATTATATCCTTTCTAGTTTTGCGATGTTCCCTGATTTGTTTTTCCTTGTTCTTAATGGTCATATCTATCTGTTTCCATTCCTGTACTTTCAATCGTATTTCAGACATTTATTCCAATAAATGTTATCTTTAAATAGTCCGCGTTTTTGTTTTGTATATTGATAACATGTTATTGAATTCTTTTTGGTGTATATTTTCCATACATATATAAAGTTATGTCGAATATTCCCAACGTCGAATCACACGGGCCGGTTGAATATACCGGTCCAAATAAACCAATAGGTACAAGTTATGAAATAGAGAGATGGTCCGGTGTGTTACATGGTCAAAAACAGTTACCTATAATATATATCAAACCAGATGCAAATTTTATTAATTACATCAAAGATAACAACCATCGAATCAACGTAAAGATAGTTGGTACAGGAAGATATGATAACCGAATAATTGAAGGAAGTGTCAATCGTAGTGCAAATTTTCCTAATTACAGACCAAATTTATTTAATAAAACAGGTTTATATACAATTACATTGCAATCACCTTGGTATGGTTACCCATATAAGATGGGTAATATATATATTCAAGATTTACCAAATATGAATGCAGAGGGGTTTGATAACAATAAGTATCACAATACAAATATACTAAATAATGTACGGAATGTAAACAAAGATATTGCAACTGTTGATAACACAGGATTATCATCCGAACAGTTGTTCTGGATACTTATATCTGTTTTATTGGGTGTTCCATTAATACTTCTTATTTTTATATTCTTTATTAAGATCGTGAAACAGGGATAATAAAAAGTTTATATATATAAATATACAATGGAATATAAATTATTATTAGTAATATCTATCATCCTCGTACTATTGTCATCATGGTGTCTCAATACCTATATTCGTTTACACAAAACAATGAGTAAATATAATACTAAAGATCAGTTTAACTATGCATGTGGTATGAGTAAACAATACGTTAATACAGGATTAATTGTATCGATAATATTTTTGATATTAGGAGGACTTACAATGATTACAAGTAGTATAATGATATATCTATCATAAAATATTAAAACCATATAATGATATAGTTTTAATACTTATTTCTCTCTAAGAATGATTCCTATCATACAAATTTTTTGTATTGTGTTTTAAAACACTTGTACTTCGCTTATATTTCTACCACAACGCGAATGAATAATTTCTATAATATTATACTTTGCGTTTTTGATCAATATCTTCTGCGTATGTATTAGAAACATCCAAACATCCAAATGTTTTATTCCTAAATTTTTTAAATACATGAATACAGTGCTTACTTAGCAATATATCACCATTTTGTACACCCTTTTCCAAACAACTAGTTTTAATCCATCCTATACCATTAGCGTCGTTATCGACAATATGTGATTGTACTTCAACGTCACAACAAGACATTTCAAGATAATAGTATGTAGATTTACAATGTATTGTTATAGAATCCGAAAAATCTGCATGGTTAACATTTAATCCGGTCTCTTCTTTAACTTCTCTCACAGCACATGCAAGTTCTGCTTCTCCTTGTTCCATTGTTCCTTTAGGAGGACCCCATAAGTGTCCTCTGGATTGAACGAGTAATGTTTTATCTTCTTTTGGATCGTATATAAATACGCCTGCTTTATTTCTTCTACGTAATGGATTGAATGTTTTACTGTAGGTGTATGGATTTATATTTAATATACAACATCCGCTCACACATCTATATTTCGACATTATTATACTCTATACCTTTAATAGTATATCCTTTTTCTTAAACTCGTTATACACTCACTAGATGATGAACATATAAACTTGTTGTTCTTCCCAGTCTATTTGATCTTCCTATTATCTGATTTATGATATCTTCTTCCATTTCATGATAAAGAATAATATCTGTAGCTTCTTGTAGATTAATACCAGATCCGTTATTGATTGAATTAAGAAATAGAACATTTATTTGTCCACTTTTAAATTTATTTATCGTCTTGTTTCTTGTTTCAATAGTTCCTTTTATTTCTGAAAAAGTTATATGCTTGTTCATTAAAAATTTACGTATAATTTCAAATGTTTGGTTATACTCTGAAAAAATGATAAACTTACCATCAAGTTTATCGCATAGGATTTTTTCTATACGTTGAAATTTGTTCATTCTCTCTAATTCATCCCCTGATTCGGATTCACTTTGTGAATCGTTACTAACATTGTTTTTTATATATACCAGACTACTAGCAACAATACTCTGTCTACATACAGGACAAGAAGAATGCTCTTCTATCCATCTGAAGAGACATTTACCGCAAAATATATTTTGACATCGAGGTTCCATGACTGGGTCCGACATAGGCATATAACAAATTAGACAGTCGTCTGATAACAATGTTTCGAATCGTCTTTGGAGTTCGTTAAGTTGTGTCTTTATATGGGAAATTTGTGTTTCATATTTTTCGATTAGTTCGTCTTTATCTTGTTCTTTGTATACTAATATAGTACGTTTTAGAATTTCCATTTCATTCGTTTTACTCTTCCTGATAAGCTCGATAACATTACACGTATTTTTACCACCTAGTGCTTTAACCGCTTCTTTAATATTTCCCGCAGATATCATCTTTGCTATTTTATCACTAACTAAACCCTTGACTGTCTTAAACATAGGATCAAAACATTCATAATACTTATTAACAGTTTCGGGCATATCGAAAGATTGTTTGTTAAATTCATCACTGTTTTTTATTATAAAATTTTTGAATGTATGACTACCATAATATGCTTTACAAAATAAATCAGTTATCATATTTGTATGACATGATTTATGTGTATTAAAGACTAATTCAGGTGTTGCTGATATCAACCATGTAAATCCAGCACGAACTTGTTTCATTCCTTTTATCTTAACATGTCCAGGTTCGTCAAATATAAATCTCTTCCACGCGTAATCGTTAAATCTATTCACAAGAATATTATACATCGTACATGTTATAATTATCACGTCATATAATTCTGGTTCTACAATCATAGCATCCTTTTTTTTATGTATTGAAATAATATCTAGATCAGTGTGAGAAAACTCCTTCATCCATTGAGTAACAATAGACTGATTTGTTACTATGAGCGTAGTGGGAAGTTTTAAAAAAGATTTATATTTTTTTTTGATATGTCTGCCATATGATTGTATAGAATATTTCGTCTCAATATGCGGAGTTTCCATATCCCATACCATTTTATCACGCAGTACCAGAGCAACCATTTCCAACGTTTTACCATATCCAGTAGAATTTGCGTTAAATCCAAAGTCTGTTTCCTCTTCTTCATGTTCAGATACAATCCTTTTATCTTTTTCTATCCGTTCCATACTATATATACTCGCTAACTGATGTCTGTATAGACTTATTGACAATCCTTTTGGTTGTGTTATTATTTGTATATTGTCGTAGTCGTTCATATTATTTATATATATGATTATAATCTTTAGGTGCATTTGATTACATTTTATACAAGTATATCACTTGTAAATATCACTTATAAGTGACTTAGTCCATCTATATGTAGTATTCATAGTATTTTTATATATAATATAACTTTTATATTGATACGAGTCTTCGAATTCGTTTAGGAATGTTTTGTATTCTTTTTCCAGACCTTGCCATCGTATTATATAGACTTGGTCTAGATATGGAAAAATATCTTTAAACTTGTTATATAATTTATTGAAAGCGGTTATATCAGAAATAATCTCCTTTTTTCTGTTTGGTTTAAAATAACACTTAGCATACAATGTACTAATATCTTGCCTCAACAACGATTTAGATATTACCAATATTTCACTGGATATTTCAGGAATATTTTGATATCCTTGCAACATGTCGAGGTCGTAAAGAATCATTCTCTCTTTCCCTTCCGCGATGACATCATCTATTTTGGAACTGATATCTTTGATGCCCATTCGTGAAGCCATATTTTTAACTGTATTGGCTAGTATATAACTACTATATATAATAGGATTAGACATACACCTATCTAGTTTCATTTTATTTTCATTGGAACACATTTTAAAAATATTAAGATAAATATTTTCAGTGGTATCATACTGTATTGGGATTGGTTCGCGTCTATTTTCTACCTTGAGCGTGTTAGATATGATATCTGCATATGTTGGATTTGATAAAATTGCTGACAATATTTCTAATGGTGTTTTGTTAAAATGAGAAGACATCGAACTCCTGAATATATCTATATCCAGAAATGAAGCTAATTTTGATATTTCATTTTTGCATGAATCGTTAGTATTATAAACATACGCAGAGTTCAAAAACATACCAACGTCCTTTCCTTGTACACAAAAAGGAAAAATATTAGTCTGTTCTAATCCAGTAGCTCCAATATTTTCTCCTTTATATCTAACACATGACATACCAAAATCTATAATAACGGGATATTCACGTGCAGATACTTTATACGAAAGATTATCAATAAGACCAGTATATTCTATTCGTTCCTCTTTTATCATAATGTTCAAAGTATGTAGATCATAGTGACAAAATCCTATGGATCTTTGAGCTATCTCTAGAGCGATTAGTATTTGTGCAAAAATGTTTAAAAACCATGTGAATCCATTATTCTTCAGTTTATGGAACAAACCTTGTCCGTGTATCTTTTCATACATGATTAGTAATTTTGGGGATCCCTTACAACCTTTTTTAATATCACCGCAATGAAAAGCTCCAAGTGTATAAACAAAATTAGGTATAAAATATCTTAACGAGTTTATCATAGTTATACCAATAAAATATTCTCTTATAATATCATTGTAATTACTTGTATTCAGAGGTATTTTAATAATAATATTTATATTATTATCAATAATATCAGCCGTATATACTTCGCCATATGATCCACTTGACAGTTTTTTAATGCGCTTAACCCATTTATTAATGGACGAATCCATTACAGGAATGTTATCTTTATCAATATTGGAAATAAACATAGTGTTAAATAGACATAATACACTTTCCATATCCTGCGGAGAAACATATTTTTTATTTAATATAGAATCTACTTTATTAGTATCGATATCGGCAGATTCAATATTGGGTATAAGTTGTATAGAACACGAACTATTATATGATAGCTCGTTTTTGATATATGTATCGTTCATTTAATATATGTTAATATTGTAATATTAAATGATAAATTATCTAGACATACCCTGATTATCATGTCCAACCGCGAATCCATGACGATACCTATCATCAAAATTCTGTACAGCCCTTTTCGATAACTCGTTCTTAGGAGAAGTAATATCATGAAGGGGGGAAACTCTCTGGTTACTAGGTATTGTACCATTGTTATCAAATCCTCCAGCATTTATAGTTGGCTTAAGCTTGTAATCTCGTGATATATGCGATGAATTTCCACCAGGTGTTTGAAAAGACCCAGCATTCGTATACACCGTAGTTGTAGGCATATTTCTAACTTGTTCGAGTTGATACGGGTTTTCTACAACATTCTTTCTTATATTTAAACCATTATTTGTTGTTGCTTTGTGAGAGGGTAATCTTCGTGTGAGTTCGATATCTTCGTGTATATAATCTTGTTGTTTAGTTCTAGATTTAGGAGCATCGTAAGAAATGTGTACTGGTTGTTTAGTGAGAATATTTAGATCCATAATTTCACTGATTGGTGTTGTTTGTATTTTACGGTATGATTTACTACTTACATCACTATGGTTAGTATCTTGAATGTATTTACCTACGTGTTTCTCATTATTATCGATATGTTTTGTAATTGTTTTTTGGGATTGGGCGTATGTATGTATTGGGTTTTTAGTAATGCCTGCAACAGGTTCAATGTAATTTTGTCTTCCTATATCTCTTTGTCTAATACCACTGTTTGCAGATACATTTATAGCTTTTTGAATTACATATTTTACCTCGAATGGTTCTGCTATGGGAGTTTCAATTTGGTATGTACATGTAGGTTTAACAGATGTTGTAAGGATATTATTATTAACTTGTCTAATTTTCTCTGCTGGTTGAGCACATTTCATCTTACGAGAAAAATCCGGGAATTCTTTATTTGTATTTATATTAGTAGATAAACGGGGTAATCTAGAAAGCGGAAGCAGATTCTCTTGACGAAGAGTAGGTGGTCGGAATACGGACCCCCCAGAACCAATAGCATAAGGCAATCGAGACTGTACTCCTCCATTGATTGAAGGAACAATCGATCCTACTCTTTGTCCTCCGTTATTACCATTATTCTGGTATGATACCGACACCATTGGATTAACACCTCTAGCGTATTGTGAAATTGCTTCACAAGATCTATCCCCGGAATCCTGTATCATTTGTGTAATATCGTTATTTTGTCCAACTTTGTCAATGCGTCGTGTATGAATACTCTTAGGCGGGTCTCTAAGAATATTCATAGATCCTAAACCTCCTGTTACAGAAGGAAGTGTAAATTTCCCGTAACTTGTTAATCCTGAATATGATAATCCTCCTGCTGACATTAGTTCTTTTATATAACAGAGTTTTTATTTTATATATTATAAAAGTATATCAATATGACAGACTGGTCACATGCAAAAATATGTGTTGAAAAACATATACAAGAAGAATTAAAAATAGACCATTTGTGTAAAAATTGTAATTCGAAAGACCACGCAGAAGTTCTTAGATCCGCTTATTATAAACAGAAAATATGGCCTCTAAATAATAAACACGGATCTCCTAGAGTACTAACTATATCATTTTTGGACAAAGGCGATAATGTAGAATGGACACCATTACATATGTTAGAAGGATATGACAAAAACGGTAATGCAATACTTCCTGATCCTCTCAATAAAGAACTATTTAAACAAGTATCTCCACAGGAATTAGTAAAAACAGTTGTTAAAAAGAGAATAGAACCAATTATAGGTCTAAAATTCAAATTTATTGACAGTCACGGTATAATTAGAATCTCATTCGACTCCAGGAAAGGCTCATGGTCCTTAATAGGATCAGATTGCGCTAAAGAGAAAAATCCCAAACCAACCATGAATCTAGGATGGCTGGACGTTGGCACGATCACACACGAATTTTTACATATTCTCGGAGCTATTCATGAACACCAAAATCCAAGAGGTATAGATATAGAATGGAATAAACAGAATCTATTTGAATGGGGTAAAGAAACACAAGGATGGGATAAGGAAGTTGTGCGTCAGAATATAATTGATAGATATAGTATCAATCAAATAAACGGTTCCAAATACGACCCGTATTCTATTATGCTTTATTTCTACCCAAATGATCTCACAAAAGACGGTAAAGGAACTAGACAGAATGTTCGTTTATCGCCTACTGATGTTATATGGATGTCAAAAATGTATCCAGGAGGAGAAAAGTCGCCTACAGAGTTTTATGAAAATGCTTATGGAAATTCCATAGAGGATACTTTATTAATGCAGCAGAATATTCACGGAAAGGGAATGAATGCGTTTGCATTATCTGGTATTATTATTGGAAGTGTAGTCGCAATCTTTACTTTGATATCTATAGTTTTATATATTTATCGGAAGAGGAGGAGACATTAAAAAATAGAACAACCTCCAAATATAACCCAAAGTATAAAAGACATTGTTAGTGTAAAAGATAATACAAATAAAATATATAACAACGTTTTGTTCATTTTATTATAAATCTTATATTTGAGTAAATATAAGATTGTTTACGTAATAATGGAATTGTTACTACAGATATATTAACTTTTGAGTATTTCACACAAAATATATCGAAATGACAGAACAAAGTTAATATCAAATTTATACATTTAAAAAAGATTGTTTACGTAATAAATGCAAATATGGATAGTTACAATATTGATAATAGCAATATTTGCACTGTTATATATATGTTTATCTTATTTTGGGTTAACTAGAAAGTTAACATTAAATTTAAAGAATCCGGAAGATTACATATACAATTATCGTCAAACCGATAGAATAAATGCACCTAAATATAAATTTATAATTAGTCTATCAGCAACTGCAGAAAACATATCAAAGATGAAACCAGTCATCTCTTCGTTGTTGGATCAGACGGTTAGTGTAGATGAAATATGTATCAATATACCGCAAAATAATGTTAATATGATACCATCATATATGGACAAATACTTAAAAGTATACAAATTGTCTAGAGACCATGGAAGTTTTAATAATATTATTCCGGTATTACGTAGAGAGATAGATGCAGATACCGTTTTAATTTCATTAGAAAACAATCTGATATACGGAAAGGACTTTATAGAAAAAATTACAGAACCCTATTGCGATAACAAGTATACCGGAGTAGACAAATTGATACAGGCAACATATTTGAATAACGGTATCGTAGGAGGATGTATTGTAACAAGAGTAGGTAATTTTGAGCCGGAAATTATTGAAACAGACGATCAGACAGATGATATTTATACATATCCTGAAAAATGGATTAGTAATAATTTAAATGGGAATAAAAAGCACTTCAAATACACAGAAAACTATAGTGTATCAACTGAGTAAAGTTTATATCATAGATATAAACTTATAATTCGATAGTACTAACAGATATATTACAATTTGGTATATTACCATAATAAGACTCAAATGTATTCATATTTAATGGATTATGTACATATTTAAAACTATTACCGTGTTTATTCCTCTTTTTATCCTTATTATCCACATGTATAATATGTTCACTGTAAACACGATGAATCATATTAGAATCAATAATAGGTAATATCACAACCCCTTCATACTGTTTTCTCTTACCAGACACATCGATATCGAATTTATCTGGATAAAATTTCTTAATGGGAGACGTGTCAGATGTAAGCAATGTATTCAAAGGGAAAGGAATTAAATTAGCGCTTTTAGGAGGCAAAACACACAGCAACTGTTGATAAGGTAGATTTGGAATAGTTTTGTCGTATTGAGGAAATTTAAACTTATTCACATGTTTTGAAAGATCATGCGAAAACGGAGCATAATGAAATGGATAAAACCACTTCCAATTTGGAACCCCTTTAGTATAATAAGTCAACACCCATTGCATACCTTCCAAATACTCATTACAAATATTAGATAAGCTCACTTCATTATCTGAATGAAGCTTACGAGTGTAATATATCTTACGATACATATCAATATCAACAATAGATTTACCAGTATTCTGATCTTTAGAAGTACAATATTCAAGAAGTTTATCGGGTAGATAACTAACACGACTATCTACTTTTTCCTCAAGCATTACTTTTTCGTGACGAGAAATAGTTCCAAGAAATATTTCAAGTGGTTTCTTAACGAATAACACATTACCAGATAGAATACGTGTAATGTGACCATATTGAGAACACACGTCTTTGTATACGTTAATAATCATATCAAGCCCACTGTTCCATACTTCAATACTTGGACTCTGTGGCAAAAAATCATTACCAATCAAAAAACACAAAAAAATAAAATCATTAACCACGTAGTTTTTATTAAACTTCTTACCATCGCCCCAATTCATCATTTCACAAAGACGTTTTTGTACATTGCCAATATCAATACAAAAGAAATCGTTTTTATGATCATACTGATCTTCACGTAATAGATAAATATGTTTTAGTTTTGTTCCTAGCGCAAGCATAATCAAATCAGAATCAAGACCGTGTATACAATAAGATTCCGATTCGTTATTATGAGAACGAATAAAGTTTAATACTTTATGTTCTCCTTCGCCTGGAACCTTTTCATTCGAAAAAATTACTTCCAATCGCTGCCATTTATCATCACTTGACATTTGTTTGCGAATATACCAGTCAATATACTTAGTCAAATGGTCCATAAAAACAGTTCCAGGAGTTATGGAATTAGAATCAAACTCATTTGGCGCGCCACCAGATTTAGAACTTTCCATTGCACTCTTAAAACGTCTTTGCCTTTGCTGTTTTTGTTTGCTTTGCGGGGCTGGTCCGTCAACACACAGAATCAATCTTTTGGTAGGATCAACAATCATAAGAAGCATCTCAATAGTTTTACATACATCTTCAAATACTTCTATCTTCAAATTTCCATTTTCTACATATCGGGGACGTCCAAGCAAACGTTGTGGAGGTTTATTATTACCATATTTATATACTTTTTGAGCTGACTGATGGAAAACACCGTTCAAATCGATGAAAAAATTATCGATCGATACAATACTCTCGTTATCGATTAAATCGATAAATGTAGTACCAGGACTCATACGAATTAAACTATCACTCATAGTGTCTTTAAACCATGGGAAAAATCTATGAATACCCATTTTTAATTTATTCATGTATTTTTGATCTTAAATTCATTTTGTAAATTTAAGTTCAAATTTCATCACCTTCTACTACTTAATAGTCTTATAGGTACAATTTCTTCCTCTTCTATATCAGATTCGTTCGATTCATATATGATATTATCGGATTGTGTATCGTCGCAGCGTGTCATAAACATTTCCATCTTTTCTAGAATTTTATTAACAGACTTTTCAATTGAAATTACTCTGTTAGTTAGATATTTAACTTGTTCTTCAATCGTTCCTTTTTGAACTCCGACATATTGTATAGCATCAATTTCTCCTGTACTAAGCCAATTATCAACACTACATCGCCGTGTTGTTGAAAACAACCAACCTGGCCCATCTTGTAAGTTTGGCGCCCATTTTCCTCCTATTTTCTTAATATCTTCTTTATATGGTCTTGTGTCTCCGCGTAGAACGAATGATTTTTCGCTATATTGTTCAAGAGTAATTCCAGATGGTTTTTTCATATTTTTGTAATAATTATAACTTACTATAAAAAAATCAATTTGGTTTATTGTGTATCTAGAACCGTTCTTATTAACAATGTATATAATAATATTATTATATACAACCTGTTTACGAATTTATTTATTAATTATAAATAAATATGAATAATACATTTACACGTATTAGAAAACTTAAAACATGGGTTCCAAACTTGAAGGCATTTAATGGCATAACAGTCACAACAAAATCCCGATAAGTCAATTGTAATTGGATGCACTACAACACACGAATTTAATACTGTTGAGCTTAATGCTAGCAACGTGGAGTACACTAACTTAAAATGGTACTACATTTTCTCCCGTTGCTAATAGTTTTGCTCACATTATTGAAAAATCAACGCATGTTGATATAACTGGAACACTTAATCTCAAAACGGACGGTACTACTACAGGTACACTTACATCACCAGGAGCCCGTTTTTATGTGTTAACTAATCTTGGATCTCTTCCACCACCACAGTCGGCATCTAGAGTTGGCGGTGTTGTAGGTTTTTTGTTGAAAACCCTGGTTTTGTTATATCTACACGTAATGTTGGTATAGTTGACAGCAACAAATTGAAGTTTGAAGTGCAACCATATCAACCCACCGGAACTCTGGATCTATCTTACATCTTTGATAACTTAACGTTAGAATTTAGCTTACGGTATGAGAAGTATTCTTCATGAATCCTTTGTATAATAAATTAACAATGTATATAATAAATATTATGAACAATAAAAAATTTGAAATTAATGACATATTATACGCGGTAATAAATCAAGAGGGAATCAATAGATATCATCAATTTGCTAGGGTAGATAATATTTCCAGTACCGGAAGATGTAAAATAAGTATGTTTACATCTATACAAAAAGGTGAGAAAATTATTATGAACGGTATCACATATATTCAAGTGATACCTAATATAGATGTAATAAACAAAGTAAAACTAATAAATCGTCATGGGTATCAACCAAATTTAAACTGTGTGTTCGACAAACACAATAACAATGATGTGCTTTACGATATACAAAAATGAAAAACATATATCTTGTTAAATATCAAGAATGACTAAAATTAGATGTAAAATATGCCAGAAGAAGTTAAACATGTTATTAATAGATTTATTCACTTGCAGATGTGGGGAAATTTATTGTAGAGATAAACATATGTCTAATCATAATTGTTCATATAACTATCATAAAGATACCAAGAAAAAATTAGAAAAAGATATGCCTATTGTAAACGCACAAAAGATCATAAAAATATAATCATCAATATTTATAACCGCGTGTGGTTATAAATACAATATACATTGTTATTTCTTATTCTTTAATCTAATCTTCTTAGACGACTTCTTCATAATATTACTAACTGCGTCTTTAATAGAATCGTCCACCTCTGTAGAATCTTTCTTTAATTCATTATTAAAACTATTCTTCAAGGCAGAAACATCAACATGTAAAGAACATAGTCCTGTTCCCATCTTTCCTCTCTTACCGCAAATAATTGACGCAGATATTCCTCGTGTTGTTTCATACATTCCGCACGATGCTGCATTAAGAAAGTTTTCTAACGTTTCTTCAAAAGACGCTTTACTCATGGGTCCTGAATTGTCTTTACGTTGACCGTATCTATTAATTGATGTTAATGATCCAGAGTAAGTCATTTTATTGCACAAAAGTTTTGCATGACATTTATTAATTTTAGGCATTAGAACTAAGAATTCATTATACATTGTTTTACTAGCAGCTTCAATACCCAACGTTGCATACATATCAAGAGGGTCGTTTGACACCGTCCTTGATTTATCAATCTTCGGATGAGCCAATAGTTCTGCAAAATTCGAACCATCAGTTTCAACCATCCATTCTCCCTGTCTCGACTTATCTCTCAAATAATATATCTGATTGATACCTGCGATACCGCATATATGCATCTTTTTAATAATTGGTTTAACTATCTCTTGCATATAAATTAGTTCTTTGTTATCTTCATTGATATAGAGAATATCTTCATCAATATCAATACCACTCACGTCGACAAATATATCAATTCTTCCAATGCTATCTGGAGAAAATACACAATGTAAGTCGTCATAATTATTATGGATAGTTTCTGCAATTGTTTGTAGAGTTAACGAATGTTCGTATAAAATATTCATATCCACATGTAACATTATACAATGTGGGTATTTTGTAAAATCATCGTTATATAAAACTTTAAAAATATCATACCAATCTTCATCCTTTTTATCCATTACCTGTATAATATCAGTTGATATCTTATCTACTGTCAACTCAACTATAGTTGAACCAATCGAATTCCTCAACTCTTCAACGCTATTATTGTTATCTGTGAAGTACACAGAACAACATTTTCCCTTGGGAGATTTAGTAACATTAAGCAACTCTTCAAAACGAGCTACTCCAACTACTACTGTCTTATCTGTGTCACCAGCCTTGTGAAAAGTGTTCAAAGTATTTTGTGTATTAGCCTCTCCAAAACTTTGAGCTGTAATTATTCCTACCGATTCTCCAGGTGTAATAAGAGACGAATGATAGTGTTTTATTATATCTCGTTTTAATTCTTCGATGTCGTCAGGGTGACATTCGATATTATCCATTTGATCACGTAATCCTTTTTTCTGTTTATTGACTATACTAGCTGCTGTTTTTTCCGGGATTGATTTATTAGGTTTAATAAAATCGAGTATATACTCTATTTGCTCAGATGTTAGGTACATGTTATTATTTTAACATGAGTTTTGATATTGTTTTTCATTTTAGTTGATGCGTAATAACAATTTAAGAAATAATATGTTTATAGATAAATGTCTCAGTATATTTCATATAAAAATTTAGGTAATGATCAATCACAATCTAATCACAATTCATACAAATGTGACGTTGTAAAATCAATAGAGCATAAACAAAGTATTCTATCATCTACAAAAATAGTTGTCATTGATATACACGGTGATTGGTGCGAACCATGTAAAAAAGTTTCTCCGGTATTTGAACAAATGGCACAAGATTATAATACAAAATATGCAGGTCAAGTATATTTATGTAAAGAAGATGTCGACCTTAATTTTTCACCCGATTGCACCGGAGTACCTATGTTCGCGTTTTTTGTTAATGGTGTCAATGTAAAGAATATTATGGGCGGAGATATGAAACAAGTTAAGGAATCTTTGGACGGATTGATTACAGGAACGCTCAGTCAATAAATATTATATTTATTTATATATAAATGACTTTAGAAAGAAAGTCTTTCAAGAATATACATATCTTTGAAAAAAGACTAAGTGAATCTTCTCGTATTCGGTTGAAATATCCTGACAGGGTTCCTGTAATCATAGAAAAGGCCTTAAATTCTGATGTATCAGATCTGGATAAGAATAAATATCTTGTTCCAGACGAATTAAATATAGGTCAGTTAATATATGTTATTAGAAAACGTATTAAACTTTCTCATGAACAATCTATATTTATTTTTATTAATGGTGATATTTTAGCCCCTACATCTGCATTATTGTCTAGTGTATATACAGAACATAAAAACGCAGATGGATTCCTCTATGTAACATATGCCGGACAAGATTCATTTGGTAATAATTTATTTACCGATATAGACGTCTAATATAAGAATATACCTTTATTAGTGGATTAAATGAGATTGGATTATTGTTTCATAAGGAAAAATGTTTATATAAAACTCATGATGCATATAAAATTATTGTTTATGAGAATAGGTGTCCAATTGATGTGATATTATAACAAATATAGGTATTTAATTTACTAAAGGTGTAAAGAAATATCAGAACACAATATAATATTTATGTCTAAATACAAAGCACCTCGCGGCGCAGAGTTGGTCTAAGGTAAAAACCGTGCAATTTATTACGCACAGCGTAATAAATTATTCTATAAATGACCGGGTTTCCTTTAAAATACATGCCAATCAACGAATATGAAATAGAATAAACTTCATTACCTTTAAGTGTATATACTAACGATTGTAAATTTACTTATTCATTATATCTATATAAAACCAACTAAATAAACAACTCTATACGCGACATAGAGTACATTTTCGAAGATATTTCTCATTTTCATATTTTAGCTCTTGATCATCCGCCCATTTATTCCATTCTTCAATCCACATTTCTATCAACGGATATCTCTGTTTAAAATCCTCTAACCATGTTGTGTAGTCGGGAAAGCCGTTAAATTCTACATCATGTGCTTCGTCATAACTTTCGTCATCATATTCATCCTCTATATTTTTAGAATATGGAAATTTTGGTTCATTTTCTAAATCGTCGTCTCCATAATAGCATCTTTTGAAACAGTCTACGCATAGTGTATGATCACAATTTGGATGTGATATAGATGTTTTAACCTCTAAACATATAGGACATTCCTTATTATCACTTATATCTAATTGTCCTTTACCCGTTTTGTAAATACCAGCTGTTTCATTTTTCCAGGTTCCAAACATCATACGACAATTAGAGCATAAGTAATTACACTTCAATTCAAACCACCATTTAGGTAAAACTGTTTCACATAGTTTATAATTTTTACACTTAATTCCTTCGACATATTCTTCTGTATACTTTATATCTTGTACTATGTTAGATTGTTCGTATTCAATATCTCTCTCCATTTAAGTATAATTATACGCTTTTTAAATAACTAATTATAAATGACATCTTATCATGGAGGTAAAAAACTTGCAGAAATAATAGTAGATATCTTCGCGAAGAGTGTCTGGATGAGAATTTAACAAATACATGGATTTAACGAGAGTAGAAAATTATCTAAAAGAGTAGAAAAATTAGTTTATGGAAGTAATTTATNTATAATAAATGACTGTGTTTCCTTGGAGAGTATATACAAAAACAGAATTAAAAACTGAATATGAGAGATTAAGGAAAAAAGTTAANGAAGATATTAAATTCCCTATACCAAGATCTATAATAGGGTATANNTGTAGTAATAATTTTTTTCAAAAAGAAAGACTATCAACCAAAGGTCTTTCTAATAAAAGACTTTCGACAATTGAATATTGGAATAAACCTAATGGTCGAAAAGTTATTTTAAACCATAGTCGTAAACATGGTCGAGATATTTTTAATTCAGCAGTATTTCTATCACACGCCCCTGCACAGTTTCCTATTGTAGCAGCAGCAAAGATATATAGATATTTTGAAGCTACACAAGTTTTTGATCCATATGCTGGATGGGGAGATAGATGCATTGCTGCTATGGCAAGTGATATAGATTACATAGGAGTTGATTCAAATAAAAAACTGAAGACTAGTTTTAGAAATATGATTAAAACATTTGATACTGAAGCAGATATAGAATTCATATCCCGGAAAGTTGAAAATACAAACTACAAAAATTTTGATTTTGATCTTATCTTTACAAGTCCTCCATTTTGGCAAGATAATGTAATGGTTGAATGTTATAATGGTTCTAAAGATAACTATGAAGATTTTTTAGATAATAGTTTGTTTCCTATTATGGATGAAGGTTTGGAAAGAGATATATGGGTTTGTTTACATTTACCCCTAGGAATGTATAAGGACGTTAAGAAAGAATTTGGTCCTGCACGTAAGATTATTAGGATTAATAAAAACACACGTAATAGTAATAATATTGATAAAGTGTATTGTTGGTGAAGCTGCTGGATTCTTTAAATTCTATACCCCGAAGGGCATAGAATTTATAAATTGGTGGTGCTTACAGTTGTACTTGAAAGTAAAGTGCTGATCCCTTACTGCCTTCTTGAGAAACTACAATTGTTGAATTACCAACTCGATATCGTCCATTTGATGGTTGTGGGACGAACTGAACTCTTGGACCTATCTTTTTGAATCCAGGGATAATATTCCCATCCATTCTCTTATCGACCATGTCCCTAACTTGTGTTCCTGTATACTTCTTACCAACTACCAAGTTTGCACACATCCATACTAGAGTTGGATTCGAGCTCACTACATATTTATTAGATGTAGCATCGGGTCTGACAGGTGCTAGTTTTTCCAGAAGGGCTTCCGCTGCTTCAGTGTCGGTCTTCAACTTCTTCTCAATCCTCGTCATCGACAGTTTAACGTTACCGTG